TGGAGTGTTGGTGATCAAGATGTCTTCTTCTATGATGATAACAGCGAAGAGTAAAAAATTATTACTTACCCCAAATTGACTTAAGGTTTTTTTTGTCTTATATTTTGAAAAATGTCAAAGAGTAATCACATCATTGCGGTGTGAGCAAAATATCTCAGACGGAAAAAACAAATATTATGGTATCACAACAAGAAATTGAAGAGTTCCTCAATGGAGAGGACCCTGAAAAATATATCGTATCACTTGAATATGATTATGCGTCAGGAAAAATATACAAAATCATTCAACACCCCGAACAAGGTAAGGTAATTAAGACCGACTCCTTTGTTCCCTTCGCATGGGTCGGAAATCTTCACGGATTAAAATTTTATAACGGATCAAAGGCTCAACAGAAAGAGGCGATGTCTGAACACGGGATTATCATTGAGAAGCAAGATACAATGGGTGATCCTCGCATGGAAAAGGGTTTTAAGTTTTTGGTTAAATCCACCAAATCATATGCAAATTTGGTTAACTTTTTCAAAAACGGTGGATTGGATCCGTGGGAACGTGGAAATTCAAAACACATCATCATATTATCACCAACCGAACAATATCTCGTTCAGAAAAACAAAAGGTTATTCAAAGGATTTGATGAATATGATGAGGTTCACCGATTTGTATTTGATATTGAGACCACAGGTTTATCTCCCGAGACCAGCAGAATATTCTTAATCGGAATGAAAGATAACCGTGGTTTTGAAAAGGTTATCGCATGTGAAAATGATGATGAAGAAAAACAGGTTATTATTGAGTTCTTCAATACAATTGCGCAACTTCGTCCTTCATTGGTCGGAGGTTATAACTCGGCATTCTTTGACTTTCCTTTTATTTTAAGGAGAGCGGAGATTTTGGGTTTGAACCCCAAAAAGATTGCAAAAACATTAAATCCTCAATCCAAAATCAAACAAAAACAAGGGATGCTCAAATTGGCAAATGAGATGGAGGAATATACCCAAATTCAAATGTGGGGTTATAATATTGTGGACATTGCTCATGCGGTTCGCAGAGCGCAAGCCATCAACTCGGATATCAAAAGTTGGGGTTTGAAATATATTACCAAATTCATCGGAGCAGAAAAAGAAAATCGGGTTTATGTTGAGGGAGATAAAATCGGAAAAATCTATTTTGATAACAAAGATTATTATTTTAATCCAAAATCAGGTGGTTATAAAGAAGTTGGTGCACCTGGTACCGAAAATCTTATGGAACGGTTCCCTGATGCTTTTGAAAAGGTTAATGGTCAATACATCATTGAAAGATACCTTTATGATGATATTTGGGAAACGATGGTGGTTGATGAAGAATTCAATCAGGCAAATTTCCTTCTTTCAAAACTGGTTCCGACCACATATGAAAGGTTATCAACGATGGGAACTGCAACATTATGGAAAATGATTATGGCCGCATGGTCTTATAAAAAAGGTCTTGCAATACCCCAAAAAGGTGAAAAAAGATCATTTACCGGTGGTTTATCACGACTACTTGCTGTTGGATATTCTACCAATGTATTAAAACTTGACTATTCTTCACTATACCCATCCATTCAGTTGGTTCACGATGTATTCCCTGAATGTGATGTTACAGGTGCAATGAAAAGTATGTTAAAGTATTTCCGTGATACTCGTATCAAATACAAAAAACTGGCTGCGGACCTATATGAAACCAACCCAAAAGAATCTTTAAAATATAACCGCAAACAGTTGCCAATTAAAATCTTTATTAACGCATTCTTTGGTTCATTATCCGCACCACAAGTATTCCCATGGGGTGATATGGATATGGGTGAACAGATCACCTGTACAGGTCGTCAATACCTTCGTCAGATGATTATGTGGTTTATGGATAGAGGTTACAAACCCCTCGTTATGGATACGGATGGTGTGAACTTCTCATCACCACCTGGTCGTGAATCGCACACTTATATTGGAAAAGGATTAAATGATTTGGTTGTTGAAGGAAAAGAATATCACGGAACCGAAGCCGATGTTGCTGAATATAATGATCTGTTTATGAGAGGTGAAATGGGGTTGGATACAGATGGTATTTGGCCGTCAACCATAAATGTTGCCCGTAAAAACTATGCCCTTCTTACTGATAAGGGTAAAGTAAAACTTACAGGTAACACCATTAAGTCAAAAAAATTACCCACATATGTTGCAGAGTTTTTGGATCACGGATTAAGATTGTTATTGGACGGTAAGGGACACGAATTTTTGGACTACTATTATGAATATTTGGAGAAGATTTATAACCAACAAATTCCAATTGCAAAGATTGCAAACAAAGCAAGGGTAAAACAAAGTATTAATGAATATAAAGTTCATATTACAAAGAAAACCAAAGCGGGGTCATTAATGTCACGTCAAGCACATATGGAACTTGCAATTCAACATAACCTTCCTGTTGGTTTGGGTGACACCATTTATTATGTGAATAATGGTGAGAAAAAATCACACGGCGATGTGGTTAAGAAAAATGTTTGGAACGCAACCGCACAAGAAAAACGTGAATACAAGGCAAAATACGGAAAAACAATGCCCGCAGATGATGTTGATATTCAATTGAATTGTTATTTAATTGATGAAAAAGATATTGAAAATTATCCCGATAAATTGGGTGAATATAACATCGCTCGTTACATCAGTTCATTTAATAAAAGAATTGAACCCCTATTGGTTGTTTTTCATCCTGATATTCGTGATGAAATATTGATTGAAGATCCTGCGGATCGTCCTTTATTTACTCACACCCAAACAGAATTGGTGAGAGGTTATCCGAGAAGAGATGGGGACCAAGATGATTTGGATGAGGTATTAACCCTTTCAGATATGGAAATTGTGTTTTGGAAGAAAATGCAAAAAGATCCGTTTTATATGTATTTGGAAAATACATTGGATTTGGTTGATATGAATTATGTGGAAAAAAATAAGAAGTTGGTGGGGTTAGATTTAGTCAATGCTTAAATCTTCTTCTTTCAAACCATCAGAAGATAAGATGTACCAACCACCCATAACAAATTTTAACTCAACTGAAGATTCATTTCCGAGTTCAATTTCTTTAAACTTATCATCAATCAATAAGTTTGTTTGAATAATAGTTTTGGTTATTGATTTGATGGTTAGATGATCTGTATTTGTTTCGTCCAATATAATTTGTGCCTCAGGTATATCTTTTACTATAATGCAACTTTCACCACTTGTTCGGTATCTTGGACTACTTACAATTGCATTATCGGAAGTTCTAATTTCCCTTCCACCGATAATTCTAACTGAGGGTATTGACTTATAAATTGCCATTATATTACATAAAATTGTCTTGGGAATGCTCGGTATTGAAGTGATTTGTTAAGATTTTCAGCAACGGATGCTTCCCTTTCCATCATTTTTTCTGGTCTTAATCTTTCCAATCTTTGTGTAAGTTCTTCAATTAACTTTGATCTTTCGTCCTTAGATTCAGTTAATAAAGAATCATATTCCATTTGAATTTCACTATCAGGTGTTTTTAAATTACCCTGATATTTTCCTCTAACACGACCAACAGTTTCTTTTACATATGCAACAAACCATTTACGAACCCATGCTTGTGCGGGTGTATTTAATTCGTCCCATTTCATTTCGTCAATTGGAATATCTGACGGTAAACGTACCACATCAGGATTTTTTGCCAAACAATCTTCTCTATCAAAAGTATCATAATACCAATACCAAACTCTATATTCATTAAATTGAATATTACCGAAGTCAAACTTACCACCAGGTACATTCATTAAATGTAATGCTTTTTTACCTTCAGCAAGTGCGGTAATACGATAAGTAAGTTCACCAGAAATAATTCTTCTTTTAATGTTAATATCTTGCATTCTTAATAAGATATCAAAGGCGGGTGTAATAAAGTAGTTACCCATTGTACCCATTTGTGAAAAACCAGCAGCACCACCCAAACCGATACCACCAAATCCTCCGAATCCACCCATAAACGGATCAAAGAATGCGGCATCAAGTTCAGATCTACTAAACCATAAAAGTTCATTTACCTCTCTACCCGCAGGAATTTCGTATATTTGTTGATTTGGTACGAGATCAATATAATCTTTTTTAAGTTCAGAATCACCCCCCGCTTGTAGTCCAACAATTTTAGAGTAAGCGTATGTATATTGAGTTTCCCAATCTAATGATCGTGATGTAAATGCACGAGTTAAAGATTGTTCATCTAAATTAAGCCCGTATAAAGATGTCCATTGTGATTCAATCAACCAATCATTAACGTATTGTGCATAGTCCTGAATTGAAAGTTCAAGTAGAGAATCCATCATTTCATCCTCTATTTCAACACTTCTTATAGGTGCACCTAATAGGTGTTTAACTCTCGTATAAAGTTTACTTCTATCTGGTTCGTTAATTATAGACATAGTGATATTTTTATTATAAATATCTTACTTTTTATAAATCTATATTATTATAAAGTGCAGAGATCGGATAAACGTATTTTCCGTCAATAATTTTTGTCTGTGCGTTATCAAAAACGAAGGTTCCTTTGGTGTTATGTTTAAACGCCATATAGTCTGTTTTATATGGTGCAACATTACCTGTTCCATAAAGAATAACAAAACCATCTTTAACTTCATAACCACTTAGGGGTTTAATTTGAACGGTTTTTTTACCTTCGGGTGTCATTACATAAGCATCAACACCACCGAGTGCATCCACTTTTTTACCAAGACCCCCTTCTTTTTCCACTTCATCGGTATTAAAGATTATTTTTAAATCTTTCACCGCATCAACTTCTCGTTTGTCACCTGAACGGTTATTGATATCCAAACCTGACATTACTTTTTTGAATGTCTCTGATTCTGGTGAAAAGATTCTATATCTCAATTCCATTAGGTATCTTAAAAAACGGTCCAATTCTGATAACTGTTGTCTTTTATCATCTAAGTTAAATGCGATGGGATCAATACCATTAAGTTTAAGATATTGGTTTAAATCATTAACCAATGTGCAGAATGCGGTATAGTTAGTGTTCAATTTGTTAATTACCGAACGACCAGGTTGTTCAAAATCATAAACACCCGATAATTCATCTTTTCCGTATTCATCAGCATCGTACCAATAATCGTGAAAAAGTTCTTTCAAAATACTCATAATGGTATTTTTGTATCGGTTTTTAATGTTGTAATTTTTGTTAAAAAGTTGAGCATAAAAACCAACTTGTTTTCTGTTGCAACCCAAACTTTTTCCTTCACTAATTATTTGTTTGATATTACGAGACTCATTAACTTTTTTTTGTGTTCTGAGGTTATAAAGTTGATTAACAAATTCCCAATTTATAACATTCCAAAAGTTTTTAATGTATTCATCTCTTTTATTTTTGTACTTTAAATAATATGCGTGTTCCCACAGATCCAATCCCAAAATTGGATAACCCCCATTTTTAATTACGTTCATTAACGGATTATCTTGATTTGCGGTGGACATAATTTTAAGGTCACCTCTTTTGGTTAATACCAACCAAACCCAACCTGAACCGAATCTTTTTCTTGCGACGGTTTCAAAACGATTTCTAAAACCATTAAAATCACCGAAGTCTTTTTTGATTTTTTCATAAACCTTTCCGTGTGCTCTTTGTCTTTTTGGGCTTAGCATTTTCCAAAATAAGGCGTGGTTAAATGCTCCACCGGCGTTATCACGAACGGTTTTATTGAACCTTGATATTCCTTTGATGATTTGTTCTAATTCCAAATCACCATCTTCTTTATTTTCCAAGGCTTTATTTAATTTCTTTACGTACCCTTTGTAATGTCTATTATAATGAATATCCATTGTTTCTGCATCAATAAAACGTTTTAATGCACCGTAAGAATAGGGCAATTCTTCAATACCTATTTCTTTCATTTCTAGTAATATTTCTTGAGGTACCTTTTTGTAGATTTCGTTGAGAACGGCTGTTTTCGGGTACCTTTGGTTTCCGTTTATTTGTTCTGTAATCAGATCAACTTTTTTTCTTAAAATATTAAATTTCACGTTGTCTTTTTAATATATAAATATTCTTATGAACCAAATGTTAAGAAAAATGAGGTTATTTTCGTTTATTGATCAAATTCATTATTTCTTCAAACGTATCTGTTGATCCTTCGTCGTCCCCCATTACTGTTCGGATGATTTTTTTCTTCTTATTTAAAATATCATAAATCACTCCTTCAATAGTATTTTCAAAAATCGGGTAATAAACGGACACGGAAAATTTTTGACCATAACGGTATGCTCTATCTTCTGCTTGTGCGTGATCAGATGGGACAAATGATAAGTCATTCATAATAACGGCTTCGGCCGCGGTTAATGTAATTCCAACACCAGCTGCTTTTAAGTTTCCAACAAAAACTTTGATTTTATCATTTTCTTGAAATTGGTCAACAGAGAGTTGTCTTGCATTCTTTGACATTCTTCCGTCCAACTTAACGGCTTTCTTTCCAAAATGATCCGCAATTTGATTTAATGTATCAGTAAAATTGGTGAATATTAAAACCTTTTTTCCTTGTTCAATAATATTTTCAGCAAGTTCAATCGTATCTTTTATTTTTTCTTCTGCGATACATTGTCTAACTTTCATTAATTTTGTGAATTGAACGGTCAAAGATTTTTTTTCATCATCATTTTCGTACCAATCATAATAATCCCCCATTAATTCTTCATATTCTTTTGATTTCATTCTCAAATAAACGGGAGTTATAATTTTCTCAGGTAAATCTAAAATATCTTCTTTTAATCTTCTTAATACGTGAGATTTGGTTCTATCTCTTAATTCTTCCAAATTGGATGCCCCATTTACGTTCCATACTTTTCTTGCTCCGACATTAAATTGGTAACCTTCGCAATAACGAATAACATATGCCATCCAATTGTAAGCGACGGGTGATTCCACCAAATCCAACAAATTATAATAATTAATTGGACGTGAGGTCATTGGGGTTCCTGTTAAAAACCAAACCCGATCAATTTGTGATATCACATCATTTAACAGTTTGGTTCTTTTGGCTTGTGTGTTCTGAATATAATGGGCCTCATCTAATACAATTAAATCAAAATCTTCTTGCAAGATGATTGATTCTTCTTTATTTTTGGAATCGTGAAAATTTTTGATAATATCATAATTGATGATCACAAAGTCTGCACTTTCCCATTTTTTCCCTTCAATAACAGAAATTGACCTATCTGTATAATTTTCAATTTCCCGTTTCCAATTCAGTTTTAAGGATGCGGGACAAACAATCATTATCTTTTTTGCATCCGTTTCTAATGCTCCGATAACAGTTGAGGTCGTCTTTCCCAATCCCATATCATCCGCCAAAATGAATTTTTTGTTCCCAACCAATTTTTCAATCGCTTCCTTTTGATGAGATAATGGTGGTCTATGAGAATATTTTTCATAATCAATATTAACCTCAACCTGATTTTGATTTTGCAAGATTGCGACTTTTGGTAACCAAAATGGATGTAGTTTTTCAGATTCAAATGTTTTTCCCCAAATGTGGTATGCCTTATCTTTTTCAACCAACAGTTTTTCCACATATATTTTCTCAGGTATTTTGGTATATAGGTTATCTTCCATCATTTTTTTTGCAAAATAACTGTCCAATTCCACCCATTTTCTTGCCACCTTTGGAACTACTTTATGGTATTTGTTAATGTAATCGGCTTGTGCACGAGTCAGTTTAAAATGTTTTTGTTTTTCTTTTTTTGATTTAATGGATAGAATATAATTATTAAACCCACTGTAATTTTCTAAAATACGGTGGGCTTTAACTTCGGGGATTGAAGATAATATTTCTTTATTGTTTTCCATTTGATAATATTTATAATATAATCTATTTTATATAAATAATCAATATGTCGCAAAGAAAAGTCCCGATTACTCGCTTAAATAAATTCTTCGGAGCCGAAGATTATGATTTGGATATCGCAATGGGCCGTGAGTGGTTGGAGGGTGATATGAATTTCAGTTTGGTGTTATACCGTGTGGATCGTCAAAAAACAAAAACAGATGATGTATATGGTGAAACAGTTGAAAATGGTATAAAATATCTTCCACCCGTTCAGTTTAATGGTTATGTTACAATTGAACAACCTGAAAACCAAGATTATGGTAATTCAAGAATGTCTCAAATGGAACCTGGTAATTTAAAAGTCGGTGTTTATCAAAATCACTTGGACGAATTAAATATTGAAATTGAATATGGTGACTACATTGGATATTATGAAACTGAAACACGAGTTCGTTATTATACGGTGGTAAATGATGGTCGTGTGGTGAGCGATAATAAACACACTTATGGAGGTTACAAACCTTTTTATAGAAGTATTGTTGCATCACCAGTTAACGATGGTGAATTTACGGGATTATAATTCTATACTTTAGTATTTATTGTTAATGGCATTACCAAAAAAAATAAAAAAAACATTACCCCTAACTCCTGATGAAATTTTATTGAGGAGAAGAGAAGAATTGCTTGAAAATATTGAAAGAGACGGAACGTATCTTCCAAAAGGAATACAACATTCTGATTTGGATAGAGGTATGTTGGATTTTGTAAAAGAAAATTTGGAAATTTCTGCAGACGGAAAAAAGGTTCCAACAATAGACATTATTATTACGACACAAAATTGGGCTCAATTCACGGAGAGTTGGAACTTCCAAGATTTAGATAAAAATATCAGACCACCTTTTGTTGCCACAGTTAGAAAGCCAGAAGTACCTTATGGTACCAATCCTTCAACACAATACAATATTCCAAACCGCAGACAATTTATATATGCGAAAGTTCCAACTTGGGATGGTCAAAGAAAAGGTATGGACATATATACCATACCTCAACCAATACCTGTTGATATTACATATAATATTAAGATTTTCTGCAATAAGATGAGACATTTGAATGATTTTAACAAAAAAGTTCTTCAGGAGTTTGCATCACGTCAGTCTTATGCAACAATCAAAGGACATTATATTCCAATCGTATTAAACAGCATCAGCGATGAATCAGTTTTGGATATTGAGAAAAGGAAATATTATGTTCAAAATTATGAATTTATGATGATGGGATTTTTGTTGGATGAAGAAGAGTTTGAAGTGAAACCTGCAATTTCAAGAAGTCTTACCTTATTGGAAACAGATGTTTCATCAAGTTCAAAAAGATTTAACAATCCAAATAAAAATTCAGATCAGTTTGATTTAAATATTAATTTTGCGACAGGTATAACCGCACTTACAGAAACATATAGATACACCGCAGATATCAAAATCATTAATAGCGAAAATGTGGATAGTTTTTCAGTATATATAAATGGAAATTATTATGGTGATGATATGACCGAAATTTCCGTTAATACTAATGATGTTGTGGTTATTGAAATAGTAAAAGATGATAATTCAAAAGAAGCGATTCTTTATTCCAACGTACAACTTTTATAATTTATCACCATATATATCAGTCGGTTCTGAACAGTGATCCTCAATCAGTTTTTCCAAGAACTTATACAAAACCAATCCCTCTTTTTCACAATACTTCTTTAGTACTTCGTGACTTCTTTTTGATATTTTTATGTTTTTGATATCCCCCATCGGTAAATGTTTTTGGCAGAAAAAAGGTAGAAAATTTTCTTACTGACCCATAAATAAATACAGAAAATATAATTTTTTGTTTTTTTTCCAAGTATTTATAGTAAAAATAAATTTCAAATAAAATTAACAAAATGGCGACATCAAACAAAGTATTTGTCTCACCGGGTGTTTATACATCAGAAAGAGACTTAAGTTTTGTGGCACAAAGCGTCGGGGTTACAACCTTAGGGTTGGTCGGAGAAACTTTATCGGGTCCGGCATTTGAACCAATTTTCATCTCAAATTATGATGAATTCCAAACAATTTTTGGTGGTACAAACCCTGCAAAATTTGTGAACACACAGATTCCTAAATACGAAGCAGCCTACATTGCAAAGGCGTATCTTCAACAATCTAACCAATTATTCGTAACAAGAGTATTGGGTCTTTCAGGATATGATGCAGGTCCTTCGTGGTCAATTACCACAGTTGGTAATTTGGATTCATCAGGTCTTACCGTAACTAGTGCTCCTGCTACAGTATATAGTGTAGATTTTTCAGGGGTAACAGGTGATAGTACGACCATTTCAATTTTCAATCAAAATTTACCAGCATCAATTTCATCGGTATTCTCACTTCCTTATACTACATTCAGTGGTGGTGAGTCTTCATTGGAAGATGATTTTATCGCTCACTTTAATGGTGAGATTAATGATGTGGCGACTTCAGGTGCTACTGCACAGTTTTGGGGTACCGTATCGGCATCTACATTTAGTTCAGTAACAGGTGCTTCGGCTTCATATACAGGCTTCAGTGAAACATTTGGAGTTGATGGTATCACAACTGATGTTGCAGATTTCACTGCACCAGAAAATGATCCTTGGTATTATGCGATGTTCCCAAGTAACTCAAGTCAATACACAGGTGTTGGTTTTGGTATGGTAACAACAGGTTTAACTTCAACAGGTGCTGGATCTTATTCAGGTACTGCAGTTATATATGTAACCAACTATTCGGGAACACCTATTAGTGATTACAATGATATGGTAATTGCAACTTTACGTTCAAGAGGTATTAGTGATTACGGTACAGGTGATGGACCAATATATGAAGTATCAGGATTAACCGATGTTCAAATGATCTGTTCAGGTGTGTATTCGGGAGTTACTTCTAATCCTTTTGATACATTTAAAATTTCAGGTATCACAAAAGATTCTAACACATTTGAATTTGAAACTTCATTCTCATTGGCTAATACAAATTATATTACCAAAGTATTTGGTCAGAGTAATTTTGCAAAACCAAGAACTGAAATTCCTTTATTTGTTGAAGAATCATATTATAACTTATTAAATTATGGATACCGTGAAGGTAAGATTCGTGGTTTAAATTGCACATTAATTGATCTTCCTTCTGCAAGAAATGATAATGCAACTAATACATCAATTGGTTGGTATTTGGATCGTTACCAAACACCTGAAACTCCATATGTGGTTTCAGAATTGCGTGGTAATGAAGTATATGACTTATTTAAATTTGTATTGATTTCTGATGGTAATTCAGCGAATCAACAAGTTAAGATTTCAATCGTGAATATGTCATTTCAAAACTTAACTTTTGATATTATTGTTAGAGATTTCTTTGATACGGATGCGAATCCATTTGTGTTAGAAAAATTCACAAACTGTACGTTAGATCCAAATCAAAATGGTTTCGTTGCTAAAAAAGTGGGTACTTCAAACGGAGAATATCAATTGAGATCATCATTTATTATGTTGGAAATGAGCGAGGACGCACCGACAGATGCATTACCTTGTGGTTTCAGAGGATATTTAACGAGAAGATATGAGTCCAACTCAATCAAGTCTCCACATTTATTATATAAAACAAAATATAACACACCGGGTGAAGTTTTATTTAACCCACCATTTGGTACCGCTTCAGGTGACAATGTTACAAGAAGTGCAGGTGATAGAGTTCGTAGAACTTATTTGGGTGTTTCAAATACAGTTGGAATTGATGTTGATTTCTTCCAATATAAAGGAAAACAAAATCCAACTAACTTAGGTCAAGCATTAGAATCATCACCTTGGGCTTACCTTACAAAAGGTTTCCATATGGATTCAGGCGCTACCGTAGTTACAGTTCCTTCAGAATATATTACATCAGGTCAATCACAATTTGAGGTTGGTGTTGCAGAATTCAGAAATGATCCATCAACCAATGATAACCCATATTTCAGTTTATCTGCTCGTAAATTCACAATCGCACCTTCAGGTGGTTTTGATGGTTGGGATATTTACAGAGAATATAGAACAAACTTAGATTCATTTACATTAGGTAATACAGGTTATCTTAAAGGTGCAGCAACTTCTGTAAATTATTCAAACGCAACAGGATGGGGTGCATTCAAACAAATCGTGGGACCAGACAAACAAAGATGGGCAAACACCGATTATTACGCTTACTTATGGGGTCAATCAACATTTGCGAACCCTGAAGCGGTTAACATCAACTTGTTTGTAACACCTGGTATAGATTATGTTAATAACTCAAACTTGGTTGAAAGTGCAATTGATATGATTGAAACAGATCGTGCTGATTCAGTTTATATCTGTACTACACCTGATTACAATATGTTTGTTAATAACACAAGAAGTTTCACAACCGATTTCATTTATCCTGAAGAATCAGTAGATAATTTAGATGAAACAGGTATTGACTCAAACTATACGGCAACGTATTATCCTTGGGTTCTTACAAGAGACAGTGTTAATAACACACAAGTTTATATTCCACCGACAGCTGAAGTTGTAAGAAACTTGGCGTTGACGGATAACATCGCATTCCCTTGGTTCGCTTCAGCGGGTTACACTCGTGGTCTTGTGAATTCAGTGAAAGCAAGAAAGAAACTCACACAAGAAGATCGTGATATTCTTTATAAAGGAAGAATTAACCCAATTGCAACATTCTCTGATGTGGGAACTGTAATTTGGGGTAACAAAACTCTTCAAGTTAGAGAATCAGCACTTGATAGAATTAACGTGAGAAGATTGTTATTACAAGCACGTAAGTTGATTTCAGCGGTCGCTGTACGTCTATTGTTTGATCAAAATGATCAACAGGTTCGTCAAGAATTCTTGGATTCAGTTAATCCAATCTTGGAAAACATCAGACGTGACAGAGGTCTTATTGACTTTAGAGTTGTAGTAACAGACACACCTGAAGATCTTGATTCAAATACTCTAACAGGTAAGATTTATATCAAACCAACAAGAGCATTAGAATTTATTGATATTGAATTCTTGATCACACCAACAGGTGCTTCATTTGAAGATGTATAATTAATATACTTATATTTATATTATGGGGGTTCACCAATTGAGCCCCCTTTGCCAATTAAATTTTTTAAAACTATAAGAAAATGCAATTTAAAAAAAATGTAATTACTGAATCTCTTAAATTAGAGGGGTCTGAAAAAAAATACTTTTCAGAAAAACCACAAAACATTGTGATAACTGAAGAACAATTTGAAAGATTAATCGGAACTATTTCTTCTGAAAAATGAAACACATTATAAGAAAACACTTAAACGAGGTTTATCAAACAAAACAACTTTTTGAAGGTTTTGATGATCAGGACAACCCCGATTTAAAGTATTATGCATTTGATTGGGACGACAACATTCTTGAGATGCCGACCAAAATTATTGTTTTGGACGAAGATGGAAAGGAAGTTGGTATGAGTACCGAAGATTTTGCAGAGTACCGTACAATGATCGGTGTGGAGGAATTTGATTATAAGGGACACAAGATTGTTGGTTTTTCTGAAAATCCGTTTAAAAACTTTAGAGTGGAGGGTGATAAACAATTTGTTGTGGATTCAATGTTGGCAAAACCAGGACCGTCGTGGAATGATTTTGTGGAATGTATCAATGCGGGATCTATTTTTGCAATTATAACTGCAAGGGGTCACACACCGACTATTTTAAGGGAATCTATATATAATTTCATTCAAACGAATCATATGGGTATAAACAAAGAGATCTTGGTTTATAACCTTAAAAAATACAGGGATTTGGTGGGTGAAAAAATTAAAGATGATAATAAATTAATTAATGACTATTTGGATTTATGTAAGTATTATCCTGTTAGTTTTGGGACCAATGCTGAAGCAAATCCTGAAGAGGCTAAAAAAGAAGCATTAAAAGAATTTATTGCATATGTTAAGGAAATGTCTTCTAATTTAGGTAAGAAAGCGTTTTTAAAGAATGATATTTCTAATAATTTCATACCTAGTATTGGATTTTCTGATGATGATGTAAGAAATATTGAAAAAATTAAAGATTTTCTTGAAAAAGAGTATGAAGATAATCCAGTTAGAACATATTTAACTAGTAAAGGGGAGAAAAAAGAAGTCTAGTATAGAGATTTTAACTGGATCAAAAAAAAAGTAAATAGAAAAATCTTTAAGAGATATTTATAAATAAATAAAAAACAAAAAAATTTAAACCATGGCAGATTTATTAATGAAAATGCCCGTACCGTATGAACCCAAAAGAAAGAATAGATTTATCTTATCTTTTCCTTCTTCATTGGGAATTAATTCATGGTTTGTAGAGTCGGCATCAAGACCACAAATAAACATCGGAGCAACACCAATACCGTTTTTAAATACGGAAACATATGTTGCAGGACGTTTTACTTGGGAAACAATAAACGTAACATTTAGAGATCCAATCGGACCTTCAGCTGCACAAGCGTTGATGGAGTGGGTTAGATTACACGCAGAATCTGTAACAGGTAGAATGGGTTATGCTGCGGGTTACAAAAAAGATGACGTTACTTTGGAAATGTTGGATCCTACAGGAGTTGCTGTTGAAAAATGGATTTTACAGGGAACTTTCTTAACGAACGTTAACTTTAACGATTTAAGTTATGGTGATGACGGGTTGGCAACAATTTCAGCTACGTTACGTCCTGACAGATGTATATTAGTATACTAATTTAAAAACAATACATATTTTATACAATCCACAATCTATTTCGGTAGGTTGTGGATTTTCTTTTTTTATACTACAAAAAATTATTTCTTCAATTATATTTAATTATTAAAAAGGTTAAAAACTATGGATCAAACAACACAATATGGACAAATGAACTTTGATTTACCACACGATGTGGTTAAATTACCCTCTGAAGGTAAGTTCTATAAAAATGGGAAAAAATCAGTTAAGGTTGGTTATTTAACTGCCAAAGATGAAAATTTAATAATGAACGCTAATCAGAATGATAATCTTATTAAAACATTATTAAGAGAAAAAATTTATGAACCCGATGTGAATATTGATGAATTGTTGGACGTGGATATCCAAGCGATCCTTATTTTCTTAAGGAACTCCTCGTTCGGTCCTGAATATACCTTTAAAGTAAAAGATCCTGCAACAAACAAATTTTTTGAATCTTCAGTACTGTTGGACCGTGTATCTGTATTGGATCCTGAAATTACACCAAATGAAGAGGGTCTATTTGAAATTAATTTGACGAAATCAAATAAAAAAGTTTATTGTAGAATTTTATCATCAAAAGATCTTCAAGAAATTAACAATATTATTGAACAATATCCTGATGGTGTGATTGCACCCGTATCAACTACTCGTTTGGAACGAATGATCGTTAAAATTGAAGGAGTAGATGAAAGCAAAAAAAGTGAATTTATAAATAACTTACCAATTATGGATAGCAAACACATCAAAAAATTGATGGCAAAAGCTGAACCAAGATTGGACCTAAAAAGAAATGTAAAAGCCCCGTCAGGAGAGAATGTAGAGATTAATATCTCTTTCGGGGTTGAGTTTTTTCGCCCTTTCTTCTGAACATAGAAAAAACTTATTAGATGAAATTTATTATCTGATTAAATATGCTCATTTTTCTTATGGGGATATAATGATTATGCCTACCTATGAAAGAAAATACTTCATTAACAAGCTGATTGAAGAAAATCAAAGCAAATAATTCTTAGGTGTAATATTTATATAACTCCACCGAAAAACCCAACCATCTTTAGTGGTTGGGATGAAAGGTGGTTAATTAAACATAAATATATTAAATATATTAAATATTTTTAGTAAAACATGAACTTTTTACTTTTTTTTGATATTTATGTTAAATAACTTGTTTTAGTATAAATGTTAAAATCATATAAATATAAACTTAAACCAAATCAAGAACAAATTGTTTTATTAAATAAACATTTTGGATCTGTTAGGTTTATATATAATTATTTTCTGAATGAAAGAAGAAAAGAATATGAGACAAATAAAAACACTATTAACTATTACGACAATTGTAAATCATTAACAGAATTAAAAAAACAAGAAGATTATATTTGGCTTAATGAAATTAATTCACAATCCTTACAAACGTCGTTAAAATACTTGGATAATGCGTATATTGGTTTTTTTAATAAGAGAACCAAATTCCCAAGATTTAAATCAAAAAAATCAAAAAATAGTTTTAAGGTTCCTCAGTTTGTTAAATTGGAAAAAGGAAAATTAAAAATACCAAAATTTAAAGAACCAATTGATTTAATCTTAAGTCGAACTTTTGATGGGAGAATAGTTAATTGTACAATATCCAGAACTCCAACAAATGAATACTTCGTTTCGTTCTTGGTTGAAACTGAACATATTAAATTACCAAAAACCGGAAAATCTATCGGAATCGACTTAGGACTTAAAGATTTTGTAATTACATCAGACGGATATAAATACAAAAATAATCGATATATAAAAAAATACGAAAAAGAACTTAAAAAACATCAGAAACACTTAAGTAGGAAAACCAGAGGTTCGAATCGTTATGAAAAACAAAGATTAAAAGTTGCAAAAATACACGAGAAGATAACCAATTCTCGTTTGGATAATTTGCACAAGGTATCCACAGATTTAGTCAAAAAATACGACGTAATCGTATTGGAAAATTTAAATATTAAAGGAATGATTAAAAATCATAAACTATCTAAACATATTGCAGATGTGAGTTGGTCTAAGTTCATAGAACTTTTAACTTACAAATCAGAATGGAACGATAAGGAGATAGTTAGAATTGATAGATTTTTTCCATCCAGTAAAATCTGCAATATTTGTGGATATATAAATCAAAATTTAAAATTAGAAATGAGAGAGTGGACTTGTCCGTCTTGTGATACAAAATTAGATAGAGATTTAAATGCTAGTATTAACATTCTTAAAGAAGGATATAAAAATAAATCGCTAGGAACTAGCGATAACAGATGTGGAGATAAAATAAGACCAGTTTTAACTGGCACAATCGACGAAACGTCCAAAACTCTAAATGGTGATATTTATCATTTAGAATCCCACGAATCTTTAGTTCGTGGGTAGTTCAATAGAAAAGAAATCTATACATGTCGGATACAATTAAAGATGCAAATAATGCGATAAAAGGTTTAAGTAGTTCTACAAATTCAGCTACTGAAAGTTTATTCAAATTAAAAAAGGTAATACAAAGTTTGTCACCTGAAAAGGCGTTTGAATCAGCTTTGAATATAAATCAACAGATTGTAAATTTAAATAGGCAGGTACTACAGAGAGGGCCTGAAACAGTTAAACAATTAGAAAAAGTTTTAACGGATACTACACTGGCAACACTAGAATTTGGTGTTTCTATTGAGGAAAATATTGATTTATTTTCTAAACTCAATCAATCGCTACAAAGAACTAATTTTTTCACCAAAAATCAAATAATTGATATGCAATTGATTGCTACAAACACAGGTTTGGCTGCTGAGGAAATGGCTAAATTTGAAGAGGCGTTTGATACTTTGGGATTGAGTACGGATTATATGATTGATAATTTGGAAGATATGTCCAATATGGCAAGAAATTATGGATTGAATGTGAATCAATTTATGGGTACTATAGCCGATAACGTAAAACTTTTAGCAGGATATAATTTCAAAAATGGTATTGATGGTCTTACTGAAATGGTTGCACGTGCACAATCATTACGTTTTGACTTCAATAAAACTGTTGAATTGGCAGATGATTTAATGGATCCTGAAAAAGCAATTGAAATGGCTGCAAGTTTCCAAATGATGGGTGGTGAGATAGGTAAGTTGGGTGACCCTATGCAAATGTTGTATATGGCACAACAAGATATGGGAGGTTTACAAGATTCAATTATGGAAGCCGCGGCAAGTGCGGTGAGTTTTAATAAAGAAACTGGTAAATTTGATATTCCTGTAACTCAAATGTATCGTTTGAGAACAATGGCGGATCGGTTGTCAATGTCTTATAGTGACTTGGCCAGTCAGGCGATGCGTTCTAAACAAGAACAAGAAAAATTATCAGTAATTGAAGGTCTTGGTACTATACCTATGGAGTATCAAGAATTGGTGAAAAATCTTTCAGAATTTGATACTGAAGGGGAGTTGAAAATTAAACTTCCGAATATGGATGAAAGTATTGAAGTTTCACGACTGACTGGTCGTA